GTTTAGATAGGGTCATGTCACACAACTCAGTAAAAATATATATATATACATTTATTCGGAGTTGTGCGACAACAGGGGTAGAAGAGCGAATCACGAAATAATATATATTTTTTTTGAAATTACTTAAGAGAGGGTAATTTAGATGGATTAATATGCATTAGATTACACACAAAACAGTCCTGATAATTATGTAGATCAAGTCGTATTTTATGAAGGATCCAAGATAGTGTATCCATATTAATATGTGGATGTTTATGAATATATTTAAGCAATATGACATATCGGAGAGAGTGTGGATAATGTTCATAGGTACATGGTAAATCACCAAGAAGATCATCAACAATAAAGATAATATCATTAGGGATATCTTTTAAAGATTCATACCAAAAAGCAAGATCTGGATTAATCTGATGAGTTTTTTTAAGTTCGTGTAAAATATCTATATATATGTTCATATGAATAAAGAATATATATATTAAATATGAAATGAATAGATAAGACTAACCGATACGCATAGCATAAAAAAAATATGGAAAACTTGGATCTGGGGCACCGACCACAGGGTTAAACGTCACAGTACCAGTTGTGGCACAATTTGCGTTAAGATTAATTGTAACTGATGCGGGTATATTTACAGTTAATGAAGATGATTGTTGGAATATTTGTTCAACTTGAATACCTCCAGCCTCAAGTAACTGATATATCGGAGGATTTGCGATTTGAGTATTTGTACCTGCAGATGGGAGATTGGATGTAAGAGGTGGAATATTTGCAAACTGCAATGATATATCCCCGGTTACAGCAGTACACGAAAACCCATAAGATACATTTAATGTCCATATACCAGGTGTAAGTGTAATCTGTCCAACGCGTGTGAGTGTAGCATTTGGTATATTTTGACCATTTGTATAACCAGATGAGCCGACAGTTGATCCGATAGCGAGTGTTGTAGAATGAAAATAAAGTAAATCATTATATGTGATTAATTCACCATTACCAGGTACGGGATTTGTGAGAGTATTCCAATTAGATATGACTGGTCTAATTTGTGTGGGATTACCTGCACCGTCATTACCTATGTTGGTAAAGGTAATATAACCGCCATTATTAGGTGTAGCAAGACCATTACATTGTATAACCATAATATCCACAGCATTTGTATTAGTTATAGAACGTATTTGTAATTGTGTTACAAGATCGAGAAATGTTTGATGTGTCATACCAGCCGGGGCACTGTATAGAGAGTCATTTAATGGAGCACTATTAGATAAATAGTAACGATCAGGACCGCCATCGCCTATAATGTAAAAGCCATTATCTGCTGTAATTGATCCTGTAGCAACAATATTAGAAGCGGTCACATTACCAATTGGGACACCTGAAGCGGAGATTACAGACATTGTATAATGTAAGATCATAAAAAAGTATTTATATGATGTAATATATTAACGATTATTATCAAGACTTTCTTAATAAGAATCAATCTTTAATAGGCTATGTCACACAACTCGGTAAAAATATATATATATACATTTATTTCGAGTTGTGCGACAACAGGGGTTCTGATGCGATTTATATATTTTCTTTAAAATCATCAATGTAGTGATTACGTGATGGGTTTCTAAAGTGATTAAGGTCTATATGAAAATTAAGAACATCATAGTCAATATCATATACGGTGACGGGCTTTCGCGTTGTTGTTCTTTGAGATGTAATAAGCTTAATAGATCGAGTAAGGTTTTTAATACCATCAATATACAGTTTAACGAGATCTTTGTATAATTTAGGTTTAGACTTAGATGATTTAAATTGTAATTTATACAGATCAAACATTTCATCAGATAGATTAACTTTATTATCATACATAGCGGTACTGATAGAGCGTAAAGCCAATATATCGATATTTAGTATTTTTTCAATCTGTCTCAGAATATTGATCTTTGCATATTTTGAATGTACAGCCTTAACCTTCATATTGTCACGAGTTTCGATTAATCTTTGTTCATTGATGTAGTTATCATCTTTAATAAGATCGATAATATTGTTATGGTCATGAAATATATGAGGATCTATTATGTATTGTTTGTATTTTTCAAAACGTGACTCATCATATGGAAATAGTCTTAAGGCGCGAGCTCTACTTTTAAATGATTTACACAAAGTATCTTGAACATTATCACGATGATCAGCATCGATAAGATCTTGTGTAGTGTCATCATCTTTTTGTAGAATCTCAATAAAGTCCTCCCATCTTTCAGTTTTAACCTCATCTACAATCTCCTGCATATCGGCATCTGTCTCTTTATCAATCTTTTTAAATTCACCTTGTTTAGAGACATTAAAACCGTTATTTAAAAGTATCTGTCGATAATGTAGGTTTTTATTAGTCTGGTAGATGTCTCGTACATACTCATTGTAACAGTACAATTTAAAAAATGTATTCTCAATCAGTATCTCATTATCATATTCATCAATAGCGGTACACATTGTGATAAGAGCATTAGATGTTATGATAGATTTACGGTGTAACTCTTCAACATCCTGTACAGATTTATAACGTGGTTCATTAACTGTATCACACGCATGATAATAAAGTTTTTTAATGTTTCGTGTTCTACATGTCTGTTGAAATGATCCACTAGGCATAATACTATTACCCTTAATATATATGAACACGTCTTGAGGATCTTTAAATGTTGCATCAACACCCGCAACAACACTAGGCGTATAAATACCTTGTTTACCTGCCAACTGTTTTTCTGCGTCCGTAAGGTTAAAGTTTGTCTCCGATGATATTAAAATCAGCTGTTCTGGATCTTTAGCAACTTCTTTAAGTTTGTTGTAATACTTTGTTGCTGATGCGCATGAGTCAGATCCAAATAAATAGGGTCTGCCCCGTGATGTTGTATCGGATACTTTGTCATAAAAATCATTTTCGTCAGCCATCTCGATAGCCTCAATACCATTAAATCGTAGATACTTGTTATCAATAAATACTTTTGTTTGATTATCTCTACATGCAGTCAGAGTAAAGACGGCATCACTAATAAGAGCATCCGTGAGGATAACCTTATGGGCATGTTTTATAAGTCTCATTAAAAGTATGTATGTCATCTTAAGATTATCATCCAATAGATTATTATGGGTAACTGCCTCTAAAAACATGTTAACCTCGTCGATAAATACGATATATTTTGACAACTGTTTGTCGGTTTGGTTATGTAGTAGTTTCCATAGTGAATTAACACATATCACCATATGATCGGTGTTTATGTTAAAGTTTTCATCTTGATAGGACACTAAATTAATATCACTCTTTTTAAATGATTTAATATGCTGACCTACTAGAGTTCGTATAGATACTAAAGACAGTACGCGGAGTGTTGAATTTGATTCTAAGTGCATAAAACACTGTTTCGCGATATGCGTTGTCTTTCCTGTTCCTGTACACGATCTTATTATGATAGTATCATTTTGATCAAATACATCAGATCTAAATTTTAAGAACTGTAGATCAATAGGAAGTATCTGAATATCACGATTAAGTTTATCATATGATATGGGTTGGTAGGGTTTAAATGATTTGACGACACTTGATTTTGTAATGTGACATAGATAGTTAATATCGATATCCCCTGTAACATTATCATACACATACTTATTTCTATCATAAGAATAAGATATTTTTGATTTTGTCTTTAATATCTTACGGCTAAAATCATCCCATAATTTTAACTTACCCATATTTTTTAGTATGGTAGTAACAATGAGCCAGTCAGAGTAGTTAACGTAATACTTTCTAGGTAGTTTATCGAGCATCTCAACAATCTTATCATCAGTAATATCCCACTCAAGATCACGTGGTACTATCTCATTTTCAATCTTATCATCAAATTGTTTTTTAGGCATCTTTGGAGTTTTTGTTGTATTCTTGGGTATAACATCCGGTCCTACAATCGTAAGCCATTCAACAAGTGTTTGTGGCATCTCTATGATAGGCACGTTATTAACAACGGTGTAAGTGCCTGATATTCCATCTTTTTCATCGTGCACATATGATCCGGGGCCAACAATGTAACCTCCATCAGTTCTAATATCAAGACCCTTACCCCTATATTTTGATTTATTAGTTAATCTTCTTAAAAGAACCGATATATCCGGATCTGTGTGAGTGTATTTAAAGTAGTAATGATAACCTCCCGCACGTGTCTGTACTTGATATGTATCTGGGTCATCATAACGTTCAATATACTTATTAAACTCTTCTATCCCCTCATCCTTTGTATCAATATCTAATACGATAATACCGTTAGTCTTTCCCGTAAGTATGCCGTAGTTAGACTCTTCAGTGTCTATGGCCTTTACCCAATATTTTGAAAGTTTCCAATTTACGTATCGCACCTTATGTGGTTTAGGGATACTAAACTTATAGAGGCTTTTGATCGGATCGTTTATTTTAGCAGTTTTTACGGTCTTAATTATCTTTGACATCTTTAATGGTTCTTATACTATATGATATTGAAATATTTTTAAGTGATTTCAAATGTAAATTATATAATTCATTTCAAATTATTGTAAATTTTGACAGATTCCGCTCAAACTGAGTTGTGCGACAACAGGGGTAAAAACGCGATTCTGTAATATCTGTAAAATTTTGACGGATTCCGCTTAGACTGGGTCATGTCACACAACTCAGTAAAAATATATATATATACATTTATTCCGAGTTGTGCGACAACAGGGGTAGATGAGCGATTCTGTAATATCTGTAAAATTTTGACGGATTCCGCTTAGACAGGGTCATGTCACACAACTCAGTAAAAATATATATATATACATTTATTCCGAGTTGTGCGACAACAGGGGTAAAAACGCGAATCTGACATTTTTATAAAAAACAATAATATATGACAAGTTATGTGCATCCTCCATACTGCAGGATAGGCAACATGTGGCAGATACTTAAATATATAATCCCTCTAATACCAGATCACAATATATATGTAGAACTGTTTACAGGGTCTGGAGCTGTATTTTTTAACAAATCTAAGGTTGATGTTAATGTACTGAATGATCTAGATCCGGATATCATAGATAGATTAAAGATGCTTTCACATGCGTCAGTTGATCTAAAAGACTATCGTAGTGGGCTAGATACATTACCAAAGATAAAACATTTTTTTAACCATCATTCAAACAGCATCGAAGATAAGATACTACTTGAGAAGATCAAAGCATGTAATGGATACTCAGGTACATATGCACATAAATCGGATGCGGTCTATCGGATACATGATCCATCAAAGATCGTTAATATGATGCCATATTATCAACAGATGTTAAAAAGAGTAAGATTTTATAAACAAGATTACAAGAAGACCTTAAAAATGTATGATAGTAAAGATACATTTTTTTACATAGATCCACCTTACGAGGATACATTGAAGAATCTGTATAAAGATAGTGATTTTGATTATCAATCACTCGCAGATACGCTAAAAACGATAAAAGGTATGTTTATGATCAGTGTGAACGACAGTCCAGTGATAAGACGAATATTTAAGGGTTATGTAATGAGGCAAATAAGTTTAAAATCATTTATACGAAATAACACAACGAGAAATGAACTATAAATTAGAATAAACTATTTTTTTGGCCTTCCACGTTTAGCATTCGGATGTTTTTTAACAACACGATCAACGCTAGGAGGTAGAGCAGATCCAGGGGCCTGATCCGCTAGAACTTCGTTTTTTGGAGTTTTATTGATTTTAGTGATTACAGTAGGTGCATTAACGTTATTAAGTTCTGGATTTGGGACAATGATATTATCAAGCACTAACTGTGTGTTGTCTGATGTCTCAATAACTGTATCTGTATCTGTGTTATCTTCAGAGGGTGTAACACTATTCTCCATCTCAGCATCAAGCATCGAGAGATTATACAGGAGCTCTAAGTTGTATTCTAGCTTTTGTTTGATGATCTTATCATACATATCGATCTTAGCACTAAGATCTTTGATAACTGTCATACGTTGAAGATTGGACATACTAATAATTTTATTATACATAATTAAATTATTTTATTTTACGGCCATAATTTATTACTGAGTTCAGATGTCTGCATGGATAAAACACGTAAAACAGTATGCGAATGCGCATAATCTAAAATACGGGGAAGCGTTAAAAGATCCTGGATGTAAAAATTCATATCATCTGTATAAGGGTGGGATTAGGTATCGCGGGGGTATACATTCTTTTTCAGATGTACACCAAACAGAACGAGGGGGTATGCGTCGAGTTGTATCAGGTGTTGTAAGATTGGTCACCCCATGTATAGAAAGTAGAGAGCAACAAGCACAACGGAGGAGAGAGAGAAGAGAGGCCAGAAGAGTACAACCAGATACCCCAGTACATCATTTAACGGCGCGTGAGGGTAGAGAAATCAGAAGAGCGGAAGAACTTAGAACCGCTAAAATAGATTTTTTACGAGATGTGTACCGTCAAATGTTAGACGAAGGAATGCCGAGAAGTGAAATAGATCATTTATTGTATGTAATGTATCGTTATACGGGTGATAACGGGATGTTTAAACCGGAAAAATATGAAATGGAATTAATTAACGATAATTTGTTTAGTTTAGATGATCTTAGAAATACTGTAGATGTTGCGTATGACAATTTAAACGATGTAGATAACGTATACATACCAGAGGATGAAGAGGATAACTGGGAGACTATCTAAAGTCCGACCATAAAGGGTTAACTAAAGTCCAAATCATAGAATATCAATATATGATTTTTCAGAGTACCATCCTTTATCACCATTAAATATTGAATTGATATTAAGTAGAGCATATTCATATTTTTTAGCGACCTCATACATATTCCATTTATCTCTGGCTCTATCTGATATGTAACCCCGATCAAACTTTTTATCAAGGGCCATCTGAATACCAGTGGCATAATCTGCCAACGTATGACATAATAATCCAGTTTGATATGGTTCAATATTTTCATGTAAGGCGCCGAAGTCAGAACCGATAACTGGAGTCCCACATAACTGAGCCTCCACAGATACTCCGATAAAGGGTTCACAGTATAGACTTGGTGTCACCAGAGCAGTGAGAGATCCTAAAAAATATGATCTTTCTTTACCCGTTATGGGTTTAGTGTAACTGATATTTGGTGATGTTAGATATTTTTCATAATCATCACCTTGACCGCACATCACAAATTCAACCTCAGGAAATAGTTTAGCTAACTCCGAGAATATCTGACACCCTTTAATATCACAGATACGCCCAAAATAGCCTATCCTTAAATCGGGGAATAGATTAACAGTCCACTCGTCGATGTTGTAATAGTTAGGACATACAAACCAATAATTCTGATAACCTTTCTTTTCTCTAGCACACGATTGGTGTAGAACTGCATACGATTCAAATATTCTAAAGTCTGCGAAACTATCATCGTATCCTATTCCAGATTCAACATACACAACATCTAAATCTTTAATAGCACTCATATGAGAAAGCCCAAATGGTAACATAACCATATCCGTTGTCTTATCACGGTAGTTTATTTGAAGTTCATCTTTAAATTTTTTATTAAACTCTGCATAAAGTATCGTGTCATAGTTTGCTAGAGTTCCGATAAACTTGCTATCATCTGATAACCATTCAATAATCTCTAAAAATGACAACTCCGGTTTTAATTGTTTTAATGATACTGCTCTTAGTTCATTCCATTGATCAACAGTCATTAAATCAATCTGTTTATCTGCACCAGACTCAGATGATTCAATACCATAAAAATATACTTCAAAACCTCGTGACATCATCATTTTACTGAATCTTAAGACTTTTCCAGTAAATGCACAATGACTAAACTTACTATTAGTGATCGTATGAGGTAATCCCGGTAGATGAAGACGGATATTATTAGATGTCATTTATATCTAATAATATTATTTATTTTTGGTTCAATTAACCGTGTCATTTTACATAATCCCACTTTTACCCCTACCTGTCACACAACTCAGTAAAAATATATATATATACATTTATTCGGAGTTGTGCGACAACCGGGGTAGATGAGCGAATCCGACATAACATCACAAAAAATACAGAATCGCGTTTTTACCCCTGTTGTCGCACAACTCGGAATAAATATTTATATATATATATTTACTGAGTTGTGTGACATGGCCGAGTTTAAGCGGATTCTGTAATATTACCATAAATAATAATAGCTGAAATAGCCTGGCGTTGGGTGATCAAGATCATCATGTTTATGTCTTTGTCTGTACTTGGTTCGTCGTTTCTGATCCAGATGATCAAGACTTGAGTAGTATCCTATCTTATCATGAAATTGTTGATATGTAGTATCTCCGAAACTGACATGACAAGTACGGCCGGTGGTAGGATGAATAAAATAAACATCATATTTTTTACCATTTTGTACGGATGGTGCATAAAAGTCATAGCCATCTATCTTCTTATGAAACTTGTAGATAACACTCATATATATTATCTTTATTTAAAAAATCTGTACCCAGGGAATATATGTTGTTGCTGTTAAAGATGCTGCAGTCGCTGGGAGTGTACTTTGACCTGTCTGGATCCATGAATAACTAATATTTGTATTGTTATTGTAGTACATTGGCATCAGAGGGGCAGCAGGTAACAGCATCGCTACAAAATATACCGTATTTGCAGATAGTGTTGTAGATATGGTAAACTGTAAATATACGGGGACAGTAGCGGTAACGGTTGTAAAATTAATATTGTAGTTGCTTGTTGTTATTTGTGTATTAGGTTTATAGCTCCCAGTATTACTCGGTACAGTCCCTGTGGCAGCAGTAAATGTAGAACTGTACAAACCGAGATACAGACCGCCATATGATACACCCGTACCTGGTAAACATGCTGTCCGGATAGTTGTAACAGCGGATGAGGTATTCCCTGTAAATATTGGTGCATAATACACATAACCAGCGGACAATAATGTACCTGTACTTGATGATAAACCGAGAGTGTATGTTTGATATGCTACGCTTCCTGATGTTCCAGCCACTCCTGTTGCTCCGGTCACTCCGACTGGGCCTGTCACTCCGACTGGGCCCGTGACTCCGACTGGGCCTGTCACTCCGACTGGGCCTGTCACTCCGACTGGGCCTGTCACTCCGACTGGGCCTGTCACTCCGACTGGGCCTGTTACTCCGACTGGGCCTGTTACTCCGACCGGGCCTGTCACTCCGACTGGGCCAGCCACTCCTGTTGCTCCGGTCACTCCGACTGGGCCTGTCACTCCGACTGGGCCCGTGACTCCGACTGGGCCTGTTACTCCGACTGGGCCAGCCACTCCTGTTGCTCCGGTCACTCCGACTGGGCCTGTCACTCCGACTGGGCCTGTCACTCCGACTGGGCCTGTTACTCCGATTGGGCCCGTGACTCCGACTGGGCCTGTCACTCCGACTGGGCCTGTCACTCCGACTGGGCCTGTCACTCCGACTGGGCCTGTCACTCCTGTTGCTCCGACTGGGCCTGTCACCCCGGTTGCCCCCGTTGGTCCGGGAGTCGTAACTACATTATTGAGCAATGAATATAAATTTTGAACTTGTAAAGTAAGCAATTGAACACCTGAATTATTTCGTTGACTCATGATTATAATATGATATTAGAAGAAAATGTACAAATTATGGTAATTTATCACATAAATATAAATTGACATTACTTATTAAGATGGAAGAAGTATATAGAAGACTACAGATAGACGGAAGAGATACAAATTATGAAGTATCAAATAAAGGAAATGTGAGAAATACGTTAAAAGACTTTGTACTTAAACAGGGAACGCGTAATGAATACAGACAGGTAACATTATCTGTCAGAAATATCAAAGAAAGACATAAGGTACATAGATTGGTTGCGATTGTATTTTTACCAAATCCATATGATAAACCGTTTGTCGATCATATCGATGGAACCAGATCAAACAATAATGTAGAGAATCTGAGATGGGCCACAAATTCAGAAAATCAGATAAATACCAAACTATCACCTAAAAATACATCTGGTGTCCGGGGAGTCTCATGGGATAAACAAGATAAAATATGGCGTGCATCAATCAAAGTAGATGGAATAACTATTAATATCGGTAGATATCACAACATTGAAGATGCACAGGCAGCAAGGATAGAGAGAGTAAATAAGATCTTTAGGGAGTATGTACATCCGACCGAGAAACATAATTAGAGTAATCATACATTATCGCATATGCGTTAGTGTATAAAAAATATTTTGATATCACTTATTATAAGATGGCTGAAATATATAAGAGATTAAAACTTGATGGACGAAATACAAACTACAAAGTATCAAATCTAGGGAATGTATGGAACACAAAGAAGGACTTCATACTTAAACAAGGATTACGCAATCGGTATAAGTCAGTTGTATTATCTGTAAGGAAGATTAAAGAAAAACATTCAGTACACCGATTGGTTGCTATGGTATTTTTACCAAATCCAGAAAATAAAGACATTGTTGACCATATTGATGGAGTACGTATAAATAACAATCTAACTAATCTTAGATGGGCTACACAATCTGAGAATCAGATGAACGCGGGACTTTCCCGTAGAAATACCTCAGGGGTTAAAGGAGTCTCATGGTGTAGTAGATATTCAAAATGGAGAGTATGTATATTTGTAAATGGGACAAATACTTTTTTAGGACATTATGATAATCTGGATGATGCACGAAAGAGACGTATTGAAAAAGCACAGGAGTATTTTGGAGAGTTTACACATATGATTGAGAAAGCTTAACTTAAATAATCGTCAGTTAGATCACAAATGAGTTCATCAGGACTTTTACCTGTCTGCATTACACCAGATTTAATAAGTTTCTGATACTGAGTCATTGTAAGATCATGTTTCAACATACACATCAGAAAAAACATAACGTGACGTCCACAGGTGGCTACATTTGGTGAGTCTTTTTGATAGTCGACTTTATTTGATTGTACACGGATACCAATAGGAAGATTATTTACAAACTCTGTTAATATCTTTTCAGATTCTCCAAGTCTCTGTCTCTCCTCTGGTGATATATATTTTAGCTCCCCATCAATACCTGTTCCATAAGAATCAAAATAATAGATAAGATTTCTACTTTTACGATACAGACATGTCCAGTGCCCAGAGTTGTATTTTGACTCAATTAGAATTATCATATATGATCCTACTTCTGGAAGCATATGAATAAGACCCCCATACTTTCTAAGCTCACCATATTTGATTATATTTGTTAGTCCAATACGCTTAAGGTCGTCATCACTCACTTGTTTAGTTAATTCACAGGTGTTGCAGGATTGCATACTTAATTAATTTATAATACAAATTGAATATTATTATTTTTTTGTTTCACTCTGATCAAACTGAAATGGGTTATGCCCGTGTTCCATCTCAACTAACTCCTCTTTAAGTTCATTTTCAATATCTCTTGTAATTTGAAGTCCCCCCCAGCAGCAACTTACAGTATTACATTTTGATCTTAGAAAATACACAATAAGACTACCTGCGAATGTTAAACTTATACCAATAATGGTTATGATAAAAAGATATTCATCATTCATTTGATTATACTAATAAAATGAATTGAAATTAAAATAGAATTTAACCAAGAAATACGGCCGTGAATGAGTACGGGAGTGGAGGTCCTGTTGTATTTAGTGTTCCTGCACCTGTCACGATTGTAGGCAGAAGTACAAGGCTGTAAGTAACAGGTCCAGCCGTATTGTTATTAATAATAACACTACTTTGTTCATAATATGTATTTGCTATACCTGCTACATTAATATCAGTCTGTCCTATATAGGCTATATCTGGTGTTGTTCCTCCGCCAGGTGCAATATATGCACCTACACTTCCCGTAAACGCGTTGTTTATACTAAACCCATAAAATGCCGAAAGTGCCCATATACCTGGCGCTAAAAGGATTTGTGCAGAGACTACAGGAGTTGCGGTGATCATATTAGATTGTCCAGCTATTGTACCGGTTAGAATTGAACCATATGTATCAGTAGGTGTTAGGGGTATGTTGGTTGAACTTGCGATAGACATTGTAAATATACATTACAGAATTAAAATAAATATATCTATGATTCTAAATACAGAATCACGTTTTTACCCCTGTTGTCGCACAACTCGGAATAAATATTTATATATATATTTTTACTGAGTTGTGTGACATGGCCAGTAAAAATGGGATTCTGTAATTATCCGATCGTAAGTATATGTGTACGTGGATTAAGGCTATACACATTATTGCTTATTCCTCTACCCAGTATCATATTGTTCAATTTACTTAATTGGCCTACCGTATGGGCCTTTAGAACATCACGGGTATTGTCATCAATCGTGACAAGCTTACCCTTTCTTGGTTGGTATCTACTGAGATAACTAACAAGATCATTTTTATGTCTAACATCGACTTGATTAGGATTTGATGTACCTCTAAACAGATCTACAAGATTACTAGGCTTATCAAGTGTATAAACCTCAGAGTTAGGCCGAGCCAACTTTTCTGAGGCAAGAGCGCCACGAGAGTGCCCAACAGTAATGAGCTTATCGCCATATTTGTTATATGCCTGCTCTTGAATTTTTTTTCTTTTCTCAAACTCTGGAGTAAACCCGAGAGCATACTTTAAATTTGATCCCCAGTCACTTAGATTGTTTGATCCTGTATGGGCTATGACACTTTTATTTGTTTTGGGATTATGGTATACTTGTGATAGATTATTTGATAGTTCACGATCTAGTTGATAATCATCTATGTCATGTTTATCCTTTTCATAGCTGTTTGATAGTATCTTTTGTAGATCATCTGAACTTAGTTCTCCTCCAACTTTTTGATCATTATATGCTATTATCAGGTCAATACCACTATTGAGTTTTTTAGTAATAAACTTTTTATAGCCTTGATTTTTAACGTATCTTGGTGTTAGCTGTCTAAAACGATATGTATTAGGTTTTTCATCTATCTTCTTATTTTTATAACCATGCTGTACAATCCAATCAATTGCCTGCTCCTTGGTGAAGTGATCTTTACTAAATATGATACTTTGTATTTTGTAATGTTCCATAATAATATTATGAAACATAATTAATAATAGTTCAATTATTTATTTTTATTTTTTGGGAAATTACTTGGTATGGCTTTAATATGTTTTCCTTCCTCATTTATTCGACGTGCATATCTCTGTAATCTCATTACTTTATTAGCATTACTTAAATCATTTAATGTCCTTAGGGTTGATACATCAAGACCTTGACTTGTATAATATTGTCTCGCTCTAGTGTGTAACATTTTTCCAAGGACATCGCGATCACTCTTTTCAAGATTTGGAGAATTATGAACATTGTACAACTCGCGAATTCTGTTTATAGAACGCACATTTTTATTAAAAATAGGATCATTTGGTATTGGATCTGTTTTTATTGCATACTCATATAAATTTTGTAGCAACTGTTTAAATTCATTCATCTCAACAGCATCATTTATTTTGTTAAAAAATGGCATTTTTGGTATTTCAGGTGGAGGAGGTACATCTGGTATATCATTATTCTTATGGCCTTTCCTTTCCTCAATAATACGATCAATCGATTCATATATATTATTTACTTTTTGTATATCATCCTGCAATTTTTGTACATCATCGTGCAATTTTTGTTCATAATCGCCCAGTTCCATTTCTCTTTCTGCATGCGCATATTTTTGTTTAATATGTTGAATCTTTTCCTTTTTCTTAATTAAATCTTTTTTCATAATATTATACTGTTCTTTAACATCTTCTTGAATTTTATATAATTTTCTTTCAGTATTATTGTCATAATTATTATGTTGAATCTCATTTAATACATTTTCTAAATTTTCTTTAATTAACTCTACATTACCTTTTCCATTATCTGAGTCTGACGTATATTCATTATTTATATCTTCATCCTCGTTACTATCTCTTATATATGCTTTTTTACGTTGTGTCTGTATTAGAGTGTTGAGTAGATTTGATGAAATTGTATCCACTAATTTTTTATCTAGTTTTGTTCTGGCAATCTTCTCAATTGGAATTGATATATCATCAATTATTGGTGATGTTCCTGTTAAGATTTCATACCGCCCTACTAAATTATCCAGTTTAGTTTTTGTTAATTTAATATCAGCCACGAATGATGATTCCATGTTAACATTATTAACAGAGACTGCTTTTTCGTAACCTTCAACGAGATCCTTTAATTTTGTATTCATTTTTTGAATATCTGTGTATAATTCATTACTTTCTTGAGTATGTAAAAACTCATCTGTATTGATACGTGATACATTAGTTGTGTTAAATTTTATGGTTTCTGCTTTATCAAATAGACTACGAATATACTTATTATTATCAGTAATATTATTGCGTGTAATTTGAATAGAGTTTTTTAGATCATCCATATTATTTAAATATTCGTCTGCATCTTGTGTATTGTTATTCTGACGTGCTTCATACTCGTGATTCTCATACTCAATAAATTCATCGTACAGATCTTCCACATGTTGTAACAATATCTTATTTTCATCTTTTACTTCATTTATTCTATCGGTAATATCTTCTATTGTCTGATAATCATTTAAATTATGTTCTGTATGTTCTGTTGGGTCATACTCACTTTCAGTATCAGAATCGATGTACATAGAATGATTTATATTCGATTCCGTTGGGTCATATTCACTTTCAGTATCATAATCGATATATTGATCTCGGTTTGTTTCATGCATAATATGGTTAATATGGTTAATCATATCTGGATCCATTTGATTCCCGTTATTATGATCTTGTGGTAAAAAATTACTATCATCGCCGTTGTCAGATCCAGGTCCAGGCCCAGGTCCAGGCCCAGGTCCAGGCCCAGGTCCAGGCCCAGGTCCGGGTCTTTGATTATTTAAATTACCTAGATGATCTATCGCACCCGGCTGAACGTAATTAACATTATTATTCACTGGGTTTACCTGATTCATCTGACTCTGTTCAAACATGGAAGACAGAGTATTTGATAATGAATACATCTTCTCAAATATAGAATTTATAAAACTTAATACTTCATCAGAATTATCCATCTCATTAAAAATATATTCTCGCCTAAACACAGTCACATGAATACGTACTACAGTTTCATGAAATTCGTCGACTAACTCTAAAATCTGTCTAACGTTATTTTGTGGTAGTAGATCTTTATTTGGTGTAAGTTTTTCAATCTCTTCATTTATCTGATCAATCTGTAATGACATAGAACGCATAATCTTTATAAGTTTCCCAACAAGTGTATCATTAAGATAACTTGTAGATGCGATTAAATCACTTGATAGTGCCTTGATTCCTAATACAATTTTATCATATGAAATGACAGCCTTTTTAATAGCTTCTGGATTAGATCCTATTTGTGATGCGAGATCTGGATTTGTATAAGATTCACCGTAATACATCTTTTCAAGATCATACAAACGATAGTTAGCTCTTACATCATTATCTATGGGTCTGTAGGTCATGATAGACCCGATAAACCCTTTAGATTTTACATCTTTTAACGGTTTATCTGGTTCTGTAAAGTTATATTGTCCGGTATTAGTGCTTATCTTATGTATTTTCTTCATGTAACTATATTATAACTATATTATAAAATATTTATTGTGTTAGATTAAATTTACAAAACAATGTTATATTTATCATCATGTGATGTTGTTTGTTTTTCACTAATTTTCTTATCTAATATCTCATTGATCTGATTATTAGTTAATCCCGAGTCATTTAGAGACTTAAGATACTGTTTAGCCTTGGCTTGTGTTACATCTTTAAATTCTGCAATCTTTTTAATAAGATGAGATTTATAAACATATTTCTTATCATATCCTTTATCACTCGTTTGTGCAGAATGTATCGGAAATTCTTTATGATTACCCGTCTTAACCTTCTTTAGTTCAGCTGCTAGATCAAATATCTTTTTATTCACATCTTTTTGTTCTAAGGCTCCACCCCGTTCACCAGAGTATTGTGATGGTACTTTCCCCAGTAGTCCGGCACCTTTTTTACGTCCAGCTCCTGCCGTATCTGTAGATGCTTTACGTGACTTTATTGCATCTTTAGCTAAGTTTAGTCCCTCATTAATAAGAAACTTTTTAACCTCAGGATCCGATAACACTTCCTTGCCAACAGATGCAACACCACTCAACGCAGACTTGCCAACACTTGCAGCAGTCGAGCCAGTCTTTTTAATGCCAGACCATATATCATCAAATATACCCTCACCCTGCATCTTTTTTGATGGTCTTCCACGTTTCTTTTTTGCTCCTCCAGATGATCCTGCACCGTATTTATGTACTGTAGGATCATTCATCATCTCGGCTATCTGTGCTTTTGTGGGTGCAATTAAACCTTTTGCATATTGTTGTCTTACTGCTCCACCAGATGATCCACCTCCATGTGCTGCCTCAAGCAGTGCCTTATACGTGTACGGATCCGTCGCCACCTCTTTCGCCGATATTCCTATAGTTTTAAAGGCATCTTTCGCACCTTCTGCCAAATCTTCAAAGAATCCTTCACCTGTCATGTTTTTACGTGGTCTTCCAACTTTACGTTTTGGTTTAGGTTCCTCTGTTAATGCCTTATGAGGTCTTCCACGTTTCTTTGCTCCTCCAGAGACTCCACCACCCCGTCTAGCTCTTACAGCATCTGACAGTAGATTAAGTCCTATTGTCTTAACCTCCGGATCCGATAATACCTGTTTGGTGCCGTTCCATATGTCACCCCATATATCACCCCCGGAGGCTCCACCTCCAGATGATCCAGATCCACGTTGAACATCGCGGGGGGTGTAATGTACTAATTGTTTACTTGGATTCATACCACCAGAGGAGCCCCCACCTGAGACACCCCCGCCCCGTCTAGCCCTTACAGCATCTGACAGTAGATTAAGTCCTATTGTTTTAACCTCAGGATCCGATAATACCTGTTTAGTGCCATTCCATATATCACCCCATATATCTCCTCCAGATGCTCCACCACCCGATCTTTCTAATACACCGTGACCCATGATCCTATCCCTTGGTTTTGGTAAGCCGATCATCTTTCGTGATCTTTCTGTTTGATCTGTGTCTACTCCTCTTCCAACTGCTGCCATACCTAAATCAATAAGAGCATGACGAGTCTCTGGATTCTTAACAGTATCAATCGCATTATTATTAATGAACGTTCCTGCATCTTTTACTCCTGACCAGATATCACCCCATATATCCCCTCCAGATGCTCCACCACCAGATGATCCAGAACCATCCATAAGATCTAAATTTCTTACCTGTCCAAAATGCATCGGTTGTCCTAATTTTCCGGGTCTTCCCGTCTGGATCCCGGCACCCATAACACTGTACGGTGTATCATGTGTGTATAGATATCGATCATATTGAGGGAGTACAAAGTCTCTCGGTCGATATCCTCCTACCATTCTACCGGCTTTATCATCATCACGGGCATCTTTATACACATCATAACCATCAAACATTTTATCAGTGTAATTACCCCATGACCTATTTGGAATAATCTCTGGTTTATCGGATGACATGTGTACGGGATATCTTGAAAATGTAGAAGATATCATACCTGGCTCTGCTATACTATCATCATGGCCATAATGTCCTGAACCAGTAAGACGATCACATGATTTAATAGTTCTATCTAAACCCTCACCAAACATATGTTCATTCCCAGGGTGCGAGATTGATTTACGCATACTAAAAATACGATTATTAATATGTTCTGGTTGAAGATCTGTAGGAACGTATTCACCTTTATCCTCGACATCAACCGCATATTGATTTAAGCCTAATACTTTTTTAACATACTTATTTTGTGGCAAATCTGTATATGTCACATTATAATTTGACCACGGCATGACTGTAATAATATTAAATGATAAAATAATTTAGTTTATCATTTACTTTGTAAAATTCGTGTTTCTTCCTGGGTTGTCGCACAACTCCGAATAAATGTACACATATACATCTTCACCGAGTCACGCGACATGACCCAGTCTAAGCGGATTCTGTCAAAATTTTACAGATATTACAGAATCGCATTTCTACCCCTGTTGTCACACAACTCCGAATAAATATTTATATATATATTTTTACTGAGTTGTGTGACATGACCCAGTCTAAGTGGAATCCGTCAAAATTTTACAGATATTACAGAATCGCTCATCTACCCCTGTTGTCGCACAACTCGGAATAAATGTATATATATATATTTTTACAGAGTTGTGTGACATGACCTCGTTTAAGCGGAATCTGTCAAAATTTATAGAAAATCTTCAATTTGTCTTTTACTTCTAGCATATCCACTTTTAGCTAAAGCATCTACAGCTGGGACAACATGTCTTTTTACACCTTCACGTATATGGTGTAATACCTTATCAAACATGTGTCTATGTTTCTTAAGAGCTCCATGAGCCATATTACTTAATGATCCTCCAATCATACGTTTATACATTGCTGTAGAGTATGGCGCCTCACTCTTCTCCTCCTTAGTATCAAGAACCATCTGTTTAGTCAAGATACCAGTAGATACTTGTGCCGATCCCTCCTCTGAGATAAAGATACCCGAATTGACTGTAACCATTACTATCTCTGGTGTAATAGCCGATGCAAACTGATTTTTAACGGTAAGAACAAAGTTAATCTGAAATTGTCCAATCGATCCAGAGGTTAAGTAGTCTGGTAAAGACAGATCCTTTGACGGAGATAAAATGAGAATTGAGCCGATAGTGGGGATTGTATTTGAAATTCCGGTCGCATTATTATTGTATGCAGCAGAACCCAAAAATTCAAGGTATGACTGCGTGCTGTGATTATCCCTTGACATTCTCCATAGATCCTGCTCTGTTGCGCTAGCTAAAAGCCCAGATGTGTTATTTAAATTTACACTGATATTTGTAATTGATAAAAATGATGCTGTATTTTGAATAGTCTGTCCTGTCATTGGATTTCGTGCATATATGATAAAATAATCAGGTAGTTGATTAAGTTGGATACTCTGTGATGTTAGTTGCGTTGGAGTATTTGGAATACAACTAACGCCAGGTGTAGATATGAATCTTGGAAATTCACTATATGGTGATACACATCTTGTTCTAATTCTATCACTTGGTTGAGTACTTAAAAAATGCATTAACATTTTTGTATTTTGGAATGGATTACCATTATTTATACCTAAGGAAATAGTACTATATGGACTTCTTGTTGAAAAGAAACGTTTAGCCGATGAATCAATATTTAATGTTAATGTTACAGTATTGATACCAACCATACCTCCACAATTCATATCCGTATTACCAAAGATAAAAGGGCTAAGACCAATTAATGGTTCAGTCACAGTTACAGTACCTAAAATCTTCCAATTCTCTCCAGGCGCAACAGCCTGACCAAGTGCTATCGGACTAGTATCAACTGGGTTCACACCCCCGGCTGTCGTATATCTATTTACCACAAAAGTCGCAGGAAATGCACCTCGTGGCACCTGGTCATTATCATAACTCTGATTATTGATACTTGCCAGAGGATTCGCATTTGTCAAATAGGCATCTGAATAATTACCGAATACCTGGTCTGGTAAAGTTGGGGTCATACCATTGTAGCGGTAAAGTTCCCTTGAATCATTTAATCTTAATAGTACATCAATCACATCCTGTGTATTAACTGCTACTGTCATATTGTTTATTGTTGCTGTCGCTGTTGAAAACAATTTATTCAAAGGAAAAGCTTGAAATGCATCAGTTAAACCGTAATCAAATACCGTATATCCCGCGGGGACTGCTGCCGTTGCAGGAACAGTTAATGTAAAGTTTATTGTTGACTGTATCAGAACATGTCTATCCATCACTACAGAGGTCGAAGGTAACTGAATCTGAAACACAATATTTGATGCAGATTGAGAGTTAGCATTATACTGTTGATAGGTGCTTGATGATGCACCTGAGATAACAGCATAATCAAGAGAATCAGTTATGTCCGCGATTATGGGATCTTTTAACAATACGGTTTTGAACAAATCACTCATTTATAATAATCGTTCAGATAATAAAAAATGTAAACAGTTAATTTGAATCTTTGTCTTGTATCATATATCGTTTCTTTCTAAAGTATATCTTTAGTGAACAGCTTCCTCCTGATTCTAGCGTTAGAGGTATGAAATTGCCATAACGATCCTTCCAGTATACCTGTATATCAATTTGGTTTAACGGCTGGGAACCGTTCATACTTATAAATCTATATTGTGCAGTTGGATTGTAGATTACACTCGGTACATACTGATCACCAAAAAGTATAATATCGGTGATTTGATTTATAAAGTTTGCATTTGGACTATTTGTATTATTCATGCTTTGTATTACACTTAATTCATTGTAAATTAAAGGGGCTGTTAATTGGGTTGGGACTATAGGTAAAAGTGTAGTAGTAAAACATAAACTGCTTACAGGTGTCCATAAGCTCGTTGTACTATACTCTTGATACAGTGCATTACATAGTTTGGCAGCTGGGGCAACTTCAGTAACAGGTATATACACCTGATTTACACCAAATGATCCTACTACTAATTCATAGTTCATCCCATTTGATGATGAATCACCACGATTCAAAAATACAAAACTGTTAAATAGATAGTACAATGGTGTATTAAAGTATATCCGTATGTTATTTGGATTTGGTGTTATATTATCTGCCTGTGATGTATTGTAATATGGCGTTTCACAAAAAATGACTGCTGTATTGTTACTGATGTCCCAATTTATTGTTGGTGCTAAAGTTGAGGGGAGTCCTCCAGGAACTAACGCATTGAGAGCATTAAAACATTTTGTAAATGCCTCATACACTAAATAGATAAAAGATTGATAATTGTAATAGTAGTAGTATGAGGATGGTGATTGGAGTCCATTTGTGGTCGATGAGGGGGGAGGAGGTACAGTGACAGATGTATTTTGCGGAACAAATATTAATGGCTGTTGATAAATGTACGGCACCGTAACTCCTCCTCCAGGTGGTAGATATGTCATTGTTATTGAATACACAGTTAAGTTAACATTATTCTGATTAGGCTGAATCACTGGAATAAATACTGGTAACGTTGATGTATCACATTGAAACCTAATTATTGACATCTCATAGTCCTCCGGCTTCCTTAAAAATGCGGACTGTCGAGCCTCATTAAATGATATCGGTGGTGGGGATGTTGTAAAAGATCCTACATTTGTTATCAAGACATCTAAATACACATTATCTGGATCTTCTGATGTCAGTAAAGATTTGTAAGCTAAGCTTGCAGATGTTAAAGCTTTCTGTCTTGATGTCATCTATATAAAAGAGAACATATTAATATTTTCAGCCTTACTATTATGCATTATTGATATTTTTTTCTATGCTTAACTATGAAAAAAGAGGCATACCCATTGCACTTGTCAAAAATAATAACGAATTAAATCATAAAGATAACCAAATAATATATTTTTGTGATAATCCAGATGAGACAAAAATTAAACATCCGTATGAAACGATAGATACCGATAGTCCAAATGAAAAAATACAATACATCCCGAATGTGCAGACAGAAAGATCCGTTATCTACATATGCGGGCGTTCCGGATGTGGTAAATCATACTATTCTAAAGAGTATATCGAATGCTACCATATGATATTTCCCAAAAATCCTGTCTATGTGTTCTCATATCTTGATAAAGATCCTACATTAGATTCCATGGAGTACATAAAACGGGTTAAAATATTTGAAGATGGGTTTTTAGATGCTGAATTTGAAATATCGGACTTTGATAAATCGTTAGTGCTGTTTGACGATTGTGACTGTATCAAAGATAAAAAGTTACGTAAAAAAATAGACTCTATCATGGCTAAAGTTTTACAGGTTGGAAGACATCATAATGTATCGTGTCTATGTTTATCGCATCAGATATGTAACGGTTCTGAAACCAAATTACAGTTAAATGAATCAAATAGTATCGTACTCTTTCCAAAAGGTATGGGCGTCCGTACATTAAACTATGTTTTAGAAAACTATATCGGTATGTCACGTAAACAGGTCATGACCGTTAAAAAACTTAAGTCACGTAGTGTCACTATTATTAAATCATCCCCTATGGTAATTGTATCCGATAAAAAGATATATGTTCTTAAAGATCCCGATGAAGATGATCATACCAGTACAACTTAATATTTATTACAGAATCGCTCATCTACCCCTGTTGTCGCACAACTCGGAATAAATGTATATATATATATTTTTACTGAGTTGTGTGACATGACCCTCTCTAAGCGGATTCTGTCAAAATGTATGATTATAATTGAAATGCCTTAAAAATATAATCTGTTATACTAGTATAAGAATGACAACAAAGTTATGTCGTAAATGTAATAATACAAAAGCTTTAAGTGACTTTTATAAAATATCCGGTCAAAATAAGCATGGTGTCACATCTCAATGTAAAGTTTGCATCAAATCACGTAATCGGCGTAATTATGTGGTTTACAAATCTAAGCATGATGATCGTATCAAATTACGGAATAAAAATTATCAGATGCGTATCAAAACTCTCAAAAACCGCGATAGTCTCATATCTAATATGAATTATGAACACTCTATCCAGTATATTGAAAATCATCATATGTGGACAGATACCGAAATTTATAAGTTTCTTATTAAAAATCAACTTAAGCCAAAGTTATCATTTAAAGATAGTATTTATCTTATTGAAGATGGTTCCACTAAAAAGAGTCATAAGGCTAAAAAAATATCACCATCCAATAAAAAGGTTATCGACTTTATCAACTACTCATCTACACAGATTCAGAATAACGTTAGCAACCCTGATAATACATATATAGAACCACAAAACGAACACGCTAACTAATATTATTTTTAATTTATTTATGTATATTACACAATTAAATTATAATGGCACCCCCTCATATCATTGAAGCTCTAAACTATGTTTTAGATAAAGTATGTGCTATGATTCATAATCATTATATCAATAAAATATGTGATGAGATTGAAACACTTCACACTTTTAAAGAACTGTCTGCCTCAACTGATCAATCTTCACTTGATATGTTTGACGCTGTTCATCGTATTCGCGATTATAAAATATATCGTCTATTATTGTCTGATGGTCCATCACTATGAATCTCCCTTACTATCATCAACCATATTCTTAGGCTCTCTACCCTTGTTGGCAGTCTCTTCAGTCCTCCAATACAATCCACCACAAAAAACTCATGTCCAATGATACTTATTTGTGATGATAGCTTCAGTTTCTTTAATATATAGTTTATCCTTATCTTATCATCTGGGTGTATGTCTTCCTCATTACGTATAATTGCCTCATCTATAATGTAGTTTATCTCATCATCCATCTCATCATAGTCTATCACAACCATACCATGTTCCGTCTCTGTTACTATTATTGGTTTACTCATCTTTTATATTATTCATATAATCACATACATTTAAGTGATATCAAATATTATATGCACAGCTCAACATATTTACCGATTCGCTCTAGAACCCCTGTTGTCACACAACTCCGAATAAATATTTATATATATATTTTTACTAAGTTGTGTGACATGTCCCAGTCTAAGCGGAATCTGTCAAAATTTCACAAATATTACAGAATCGCCCATCTACCCCTGTTGTCGCACAACTCCGAATAAATGTATATATATATATTTTTACTGAGTTGTGTGACATGACCCTATCTAAGCGGAATCCGTTAAAGGGGTCACAATTTCGCCGGAGGCGATGGAATCCGTTAAAGAGGTCACAATTTCGCCGGAGGCGATGGAATCCGTTAAAGGGGTCACAATTTCGCCGGAGGCGATGGAATCCGTTAAAGGGGTCACAATTTCGCCGGAGGCGATGGAATCCGTTAAAGGGGTCACAATTTCGCAGGAGGCGAT